ACACTTTCTAGTCCAGCAATGGGTCTTGCATCTGCAGTAAAAGTAGAAGAAGGTATTTACTTTATCAATGGATTTTTTGTAAGAAATGACGAACAACTTTTAGTTGTTGACAAATATTACAATAAACCGTCTGCTAAAGTTGGTTTTACAATTTCAGAGAGTATTGTAACTTCAGAAGAAGATAATTCTCTGTATGATAATGCAAGAGGATATTCAAATTTTGCTTCACCAGGAGCAAACAGATTAAGAATTAGAGTTAGTCTAACTAAGTTTGGATATGCCGACGCTACAGATAAAAATTTTATTCAGTTATTGAAGATTAAATCTGGTGTCGTAGAGAAAAAAGTTAAGCAAGCAGATTATAAACTTCTAGAAGATACTCTTGCTAGAAGAACTTTTGATGAATCTGGTGATTATGTTGTAGAAGATTTTGGTATTGATGTTAGAGAGTATTATCAAAAGAACAACAATAATGGTTTCTATAGTCTAAACAGACAGACAAATACTGTTAATGGTTTATCAATTGAAGAAGCAAGTTCAAAAATGGTTGCTTCTATCAGTTCTGGTAAAGCATATGTAAGAGGATATGAGATTGTAAACAAAGAAACAAAATATGTTACAATCAACAAAGCAAGAGATGTTCTTGAAAGAGATAATGTAACCATTAAAGGAAGTGGTCTTTCTACTTTTAATATTACTAATGTATATGGTTCTATTCCACTTAATGCTGAAGGATCTGAACTAACTGCATATCCCAATATATATTTTTATTCTGTCTTTAATGATGGTAGTGTAGGAACTAATAATACTGAACTATCTACTGACTATAAGCAAACTATTGATAGACGAGGACAACAATATCAATTTGTTGGTTCTGATGATGTAGTCATTAATAACGAAGATGTTGCAATCAAAACAGTTTATCTGGATGCAAGAGCATTAGATAAACCATTTGCTAGTATCACAGATTCAAATTTTCTAACAACATATGGAACTTTGTGGTTTAGAAAAACTTTTGTAGAACCATTTGAAGTTGATTCTGTAAAAGTTCTTTCTAGATCTTTAGTAGAAAGACCAGATATTGCTACTGGAACTTCATTTTTAGAATTAACAATTTATGGCAGAAAAGATCATCTTTACACTTTCTTTAGAGAATATCAAGATGGTGCTGCAAACAATGAAACTTTATTATATCTTTCGGAAAATGATGCAAAAACTCCAGGTTCGGATGAATGGGCAGTAGTAAAAGATTATAATGAAGCAATTACTCCATTGATTGGTGTTGCAAAACCAAAGAATTTCTACTTCAATGATTATCCATCTGGATTTAATACAGATACCGATAAAATTATTTCTAAAGGAAGACTTGGACAAGGAAGAACTTCATATAATGGAATTTTTTCACTGAGTTACTTCAATCCACTATACTTCACAAAGATCACTCTAGATGCCGATATAACGTCTGGAACGTTCAAAGCAGGCAAATATATCGTAGGATCCAAGAGTGGTGCTTACGGGGTCATAGAAGGTCTTACAAACGGGTTCTATTCGACTGGTAATACATTGTTTGTTAAGACTCTATCTGGCAAATTTGAACCAGGAGAAACCATTGCCGATGAAGATAATAATGTAAGAAGAATTGCCATTGAAAATACAATTTCTCACTTTGTTGTTAATAAGAGAAATCAGGGTGGATATTCTGCAAACACTACTAGAATTTCTTTAGATGGTATTGAATTTGATCCTTCTATTGTAAAACCAAACATTGATAATGGTGGTGTTTGTTATAAAATTTCTATCCTAAACAGAAATTCTCTATTGCAAACTTACTCTGCACCACCAGAAGTTGCGGCAACTGTTACTCAGGGGACAACAGAACCAAACCCAGGAGTTGGTGCATATGCAGTTCTTTTTAAAGATACAGTAATTAATTTCTCTTCTGAAAATGTTAAATCTTTCTACTCAGTATTTGGTCCTGGAAATGCTAACAGATTTACTGCTGATGTAGAATTATCAGATGACAAATATTCTAATGTAACTAATGTCGGAGCGTTTTCGTTCTCTGGCATGAAGGGGTGGAGATATATTGAGTCTACAGGTTTTGGTGATGATGCTGGAAAATATGTTCAGCAAGGAGATATTATTCAATTTACAGATACAGACAGTGTTGTAAATAGAGTGATTGTCCAATCTACCAGCAGTCCATCTGGATCTACTAAAACTAGAATTTTCTTGGATGCTGCTCTACATGCAGATGTTGTAAATTCATCTGTTGTTAGAATTAGACCTAGACAAAAGAATAGCAATTCATCTACTTTAATTTTCCCAACTGGCAGCAAACAAATAAAAACTCTTGTAAAAGATGTTTCTGATTCTAAGTTTAAGTATTATTTTAGAAGAGATTTTATTGTTGAGGCATCTTCTGGAGGAGGTAATCTAACTTTTGCTGCACAACTTCCATTTGGAACACAAAGATTTGTTAGATACACAAAAGAAAATTATATTGTAACGGTTTTAAATAAAGGTTCTTCAACAGAAGTTGAAAATGGTGACATCCTTTATATTGATGATAGTTATGTAAAAATTGATACTTCTACAGATTCCACTAGTGGGTTGACTTCTGGTAGTGTTAGAATTGTCCTTCCAGATGATTATTTTGGAACTAACTTAACTGCTCCATATCCAAAACTTAAGTTAAGTGCAACATTAGAAGTTACAAAAGCAAAACCAAGATTAAAAACAGCAATTACTAATAAGAGAATTGCAATTGCATCTGCTGGCGATAGAACTATTCCATTAAGAGGTTTTGACTATGATACCGAAGATACTCAAAGTTATAGTTACTCTGATGTCTATAAACTAAGATATGTTTATCTTGGTGGTCAGAATCCACCAGTTGTAGATACTGAAGGAACACTTGTAAGTGGAGAAGATATCACAAACAGATTTACGTTTGATGATGGTCAAAGAGATACTTTCTTAGATGTTTCTAGAATTGTTCTTAAATCTGGTTTTGATGCGCCAAATGGACAAATTGTTGTAGGATTTGATTACTTTGATCACTCCCAAGGTGATTTCTGCACAGTGGATTCGTATTTACACGAAGCTGGTGTAGGTGAAGATGAAATTCCTTTATTTAATTCATCTGTATATGGAACTGTTTCTCTTAAAGACGTTATTGATTTTAGACCCAAAGTAGATTCTACTTCAGTTATTAGTGGATTCCAAGATAAGTCTTTACTTTCTAGTGGCAATTTTATTAATTTCACTGGTCCTGGTGGCATTTCTGCTAGCACTCCTGCTGTAGACACAAACTTAGAATTTACAATTTCATTCAGTGAGTCCCAATATCTTGATAGAATTGATGGTGTTTTCTTAACGAAGAAGGGAGAATTTATTGTTAAGCAAGGAAATTCTTCACTAAACCCAGCAAAACCAGATATGGTTGATGACGCGATTGCGTTATGCTATGTTTACATTCCTTCGTTCACAGTTTCCAATAAAGACGTAAAGGTTATTCCAGTCGATAACCGTCGCTACACAATGCGTGACATTGGCAAATTAGAGAAGCGCATTGAACGTCTAGAGCACTATACGACTCTTAGCATTCTAGAGCAGCAAGCTCTAAACATGCAGATTAAAGATGATCTTGGTCTAGACAGATTTAAGAGTGGATTCCTTGTAGATAATTTTGAAAGTCATAAAGTCGGAAACCTGCAGTCAATTGACTATAGATGTTCTATTGATACACAACAAGCAGTATTAAGACCACAAGCAAAAGAAACTTCTCTTGGTTTAGTAGAAGTAAATCCCGCTAAAGATGAGCGAGTTATAAATGGGTATTCATTTAATGATGGCATTGTAACGTTACCATTTACTAATTTAAATCTCGTTCAAAATGTATTTGCTACAAAAACAACAAATCCAAATCCATTTGTTGTTTTACAATATGCAGGAGATGTAGAACTAGATCCATTTATTGATCAATGGTATGATGATTCCACAGAACCTATTTTAGTAAATGACAACACTGGTTTGTTTACTATATTTTCTGCCAAACAAAATGTATACGAAGCATTTTCTAGCATCTATAATAGTTTTATTATTAACTGGGTAGGAACAGATAGAACGTTCTATAATATTGAACCTCTTACCTCAATCACATCAGAAAATTCTGTTTCTAGTGTAGAGTCTGCTTCTATTGCAAGTAGTTCAAATATTAGTCCACAAAATTTTGAACTTGCTCAAGGTATTAGCAAGAAAATTGTTGGCGGCAAATCTGTTGTAAACGCTCTACAACTTTTTGCAAGAGGAAAAGCAGTTAAGTTCTCTGTAAGGAGAATGAAACCAGAAACCGAAATGTTTGTTTTCATGGATGGAAGAAACATTGGCAGGTGGGCAGTCCCTGATATTAGATTTACTGGAATTCCAGGAAATTCTCCTTCTTCTTTTGGTGGATCTATTGTAACTGACGAAAACGGAAATGCAAGTGGAATAATTATTATTCCATCAGGTTATCCACCTGCTCAAGGAACTATTTGGACTGGTGATATCGAAACAGTAATTTATGACAATACTGTAGATGGTCTTAAGTTCTCGACAGGAGAAAAAACAATTAGATTTACTTCTAGTTCTACAGATGAAGATAAGAGTATTGTAGATACTTATGGTGAAGTTAAATATTATTCTACAGGTGCGCTTCCAGATAATCCACAGTCTATTATTTCAACAAGACCTTCTGTTTTCAAAGCAAATGAAGGTGTTCAGTCAACTGAAAGCAACACTGATATTGAACTAAAACCAAATCCACTAGCACAAACATTTAAGGTAGAAAATTACAATGGTGGTGTATTCTCAACTGGTGTAGACCTTTTCTTTAGCAAGAAGAGTTCTTCTATTCCAATTAGAGTATATCTAACTAATGTTGATTTAGGAAAACCTGCTAAAAATATTGTTCCTGGATCTGTATCTGTATTGAATCCAGAGACTAGACTTAGAGTTTATGCTAGTGGTAATCTTTCTATTAAAAAAGGTGAAAATGTTGTAGGTTCTCAATCGGGAGCATCTGGTCCTGTATTAAAAGTATTTGATAAAAATGGCGTTGAAGTAATTCCTCTTACTGATGAATCTATTAGTTTAAATAACGAGCAAGTTTATACTTTACTCCTTTCAAACCATAACGGAATTTCTTTCTCCCAGAATGAAACTATCACATCACAATCACTAACTGCATTTAACGCACAAACTGCATCTGGATTAACTTTAACCATTGCCAAAGACTCTGGAAAAATTGTTGAACTTACTGTAGAAAATACTGGAAGTGGATACGATAGTGCAATTTTAACTATCGAAAGTCCTCAACTTCCTGGAGGTTCTACTGCTACTGCAGTTTGTAAGGTTTCTGATAGTAAAGTGTATGATGCAGAAATAACAATTCCAGGAACAGGATATACTGAAAATCCATCCATTGTTGTTAAAGGAACTGGAACTGGCAATTCTGGTGCTATTATTAAAGCACGTATTGAAGTTGATACCCCCGCAGTATTGATGGGTATTTCTACTGATGCAGAAGGAGAAACTCAATCTATAACCCCAACGCATTTCTCATTCAAGCATCCTGTTTATCTACAAAATAATTCTACGTATGCTTTAGTAATTGAAACTGATTCAACCGATTATAATCTGTGGACATCTGAACTTGGACAGTCAGACATTTCTACAAACGTTACTGTTACAAGTCAACCTGGATTAGGGTCAGTTTATAAATCACAAAACACAGATTCGTGGTCTGAAGATTTATTTGAAGACATTAAATTTACTTTATACAGAGCAGAGTTTGATATCAGCAAAACAGCAAACTTATATCTTAAGAATGAATCTCTTGGATATGAAGATCTTGAAATTGATCCAATTGAAACTTCAGCAAGATCTAATTCTACTGCTACATCACCTTTATTTAAAAACAACAACACTGTTGTAAAAGTGTATCACAGAGATCATGGATTTGAAGATCGTGGTAATTCTTATGTGTTCTTTAAGAATGCTTCAGATATTGGTGGAATTACTAGCGCAACTCTCAATACTAGTTTGTTTAAAGTTGCCAATGTTGGTTTAGATAGTTACACTATTATTTCTCCATATAGAGCAGGTGGTAGTGAAATTGGTGGCGGTGCAGTTCTTGCTTCTCATAATAGAAAATTTGAAAAACTTTATGCACAGGTTCAATATTTGCAAACAGAAGGAACTCAAATTGATTCTTTTGTAAAAACTACAAATATTGTTCCAGTAGATTCACAAACTTTGAATTACACTTCATATTCAGTTTCTGATTATGAAAGAACTTTCTTAAATGAGGAACAATTCTTTGATAATCAGAGAGTTATTGCATCTAATATCAATCAAACAATTAATCAATTGGAAAATTCATTAACTTATAAATTAGAACTTTCCTCTGATGTATCATATCTTTCACCTGTTGTTGATGTTAGATATTCTTCCATCAAACTTTCTAGTAATAGAATTGAAGATGGAAAAGGACAAGAAGATAGATATGGTAAGAGATATCAAAAACTTCGTTTCTTCCCAGTATATTATTTTGCAGTTTCTGGAACAAACGATGCTATTGATATTGGTCAAACTGTTCAAGGGACTGTATCTAAAGCAAGAGGAGAAGTTCTTAAGTATGATAGTGGTGTAATTTGGGTGAGATTAACAACATTAAATTCGTTTGCAGCAAATGAAGTTTTATTCTTCTCTGCTCAATCTGCATCTGGTGGAGATTTTGATGGAGTTACTTTAAGTATTTCTCCAATTAGCAATACAAATCCAGGTGTAGTTAAAGTTAATCCATCTTTTGATGTAGGTGAAAATATTCTTGGTATGAGTCCTGATGATACTACTGTAACTTATATTAATAAAATTTCTGGAAAAGTTATCTATTGGGATTCCCAATCTCAGGAATTAATTGTTGAAAACGATAAACGACCAATTAATGATGATTATGAATCTTCCATTACAGTAGGAAGTTCTTTCGCAAGAAAATCATCTATTGGAAACCAAGAAAATGATATCTTTAGAACCAATGATCTAATTTATGTTAATGGTGTTGTAACTTCTGATGTGAAGTTCTTAAAAGTTGTTTCTATGGAATTTGATAATGGTGTTGATTTTGTTACGGAAGTAAATTCAAAGAATGGTTCTTCACTAGCAAAATATGTAACTAAAGAAATTTCAATGAATATGTCTGGCACATCAATTGATGTTAGATTAACTGCTAATGTTAAAGAAATTTCTAATGTTAAAGTTTATTATAAAATTAAACAAGATTCTTCACAAGAGAATTTTGAAGATATCAATTGGACTCCATTTAATATGGATGGCAGTCCTGATATAGAAATGCTTCCAACTTCTTCTAACACTATTTCTGGAGATTTTGAGAGTCAAAAATCATACCAAGAATTTGCGTATAGTGATTCTGGGTTGCCTTCGTTCAGTTCATTTGCTGTGAAACTCGTAATGAAAACTACAGATCCTGCATATGTTCCTAAGATTCAAGATCTAAGAGCAGTTGCATCATTCTGATGAAACAATATTTAAAAGTAAAGGGGCACGAAGGTTTATATAGAGACACTTCTACTGGTGCAATTATAAACACCCAAAAACCTCAGAGAAGCAGTTTTAGCAATACTTTTAACTCTGCTTTAGATGATATAAATATATTGAAGGATGAAGTCTCTGAAATTAAAAATCTTCTGAAAGAGTTAATAAGAAATGCCAGCAATACTTAGAGAAGTCTTAAAAACCAACACGTTAGAACAACAACGTCAAGTAATTAATACCTTGGCGGATGAATTTATCTCGTAGAGTTCTGGAACATGTTTCAGTACATTTTTGAATTTAGTAGACGGGACTGAATCAGCGCCCGCTTTATTTTT